GTGGCCCAGGGGTCGCCGCCGGTCGCGCCGGTCGCGGTGCCCCAGCCGCCGCCGTTCTGCTGCGGGGGGCGCTGCTGCTGGCCGCGCTGTCCGCCCTGGCCCTGGCCCTGGCCGGTGGTCTTGGTGATGGCGGCGGTGGCGTGCAGCAGCGAGACGGCGATCTCGGCGTCGGCGATCTCGTAGGACGACCGCTTGGTGCCGTCCTTGGCCTCGTACTGCCGCTGCGTCAGGCGGCCGGTGACGATCAGGCGCATGCCGCGGCGCACGGTCTCGGCGACGTTCTCGGCGTGCTGCTTCCAGCAGGTGACGCCGAGGAACAGCGGCTCGCCGTCCTCCCACTCGTTCGTCTGCTTGTTGAAGCGGCGCGGCGTGCTGGCCACACGGACGTTGGCGACGGCGGCGCCGGACGGCGTGAAACGAAGCTCAGCGTCGTCTACGGCGTTGCCGCACAGGGTGATGGTGGTGTCGTTCACGGTCAGGCCGCCTTTGTGGTGGTCTTTGCGGACCTGCGGCGGTCGCGTTCGCGGGCGCAGGTCCGGCATCGGATGTCGCCCGCGGGGGCGCGGTAGGTGTTCTCCGGCGTGTACTCGTGGCCGTGCTTGCACGCGTTGCGCATGCCGTTTCGGATGGCGTATCCGGCGCCACGCGCGAGGTTGACCTCGTTCGTCACCGGCTCCAGGTGCGAGGGGCGGCAGCACTGGCGGTTCCGGCATCGGTGGTCAACGACCAGTCCGGCCGCGATGGGCCCGTTGGCCTGCTCGTAGGCGTAGCGGTGGGCGAGGACGGTCGTCGTCTTGTCGGGGTGGAACGCCCCGTACCCGGAACTCTGTAGGCCCGCGGTCCAGATCCAGCAGGCTCCGACGGCCGTTCCCTCGGTGGGCGTCGGGCCGTCGAGGTTGATCTTTGCCCAGAAGCGCTCTGCGGCCGGCGTGATAGCTCGGGGCATCGGACGTACCTCCTGCGGGATGTAGGGCTGAGCGCGGCTCGGTCGTTCCGTGCAAGGAATGTTGCTTGCACGGATGGAACGTATCAGACGGGGAACGTCGCTGCGAGTTGTTCGGCGGGGGTCTATGCGGCGCGCTGTGCGGCCGTCTGCGGGGCGCCGGGGGTGCGGGACGGGGTGAGCGTCCATCCGGCGCCTGCGAGGGCGTCAGCGGCCCATCGGGCGATCACGCCGGGGTCGTTGACGCCTGCGCGTTGGGCGTCGGTGAGTACGGCCTCGATGACGGCGGCGGCGGCCGGGGGGATCATCGCTGGCCTGCGGTGTGGCGTGCGCCGCGCTGCGCCGGGGTGCGGGGGACGGGCGGTTGCACCATGAGCGCGGCGGCCTGCGCGCGGTCGCGCTGCGTCTTGTCGGCGGCGCGGCGGGCTTCGGCGCGGCGGTGGAGTTCGGCGCGGATGCGCTCGTCCTCGGCGAGCTCGGCGGCGCGCTGCTCGGCGTCGCGCTTGGCGACGAGGGCGGGGCCGTCGATCTCGTACAGGACGCGCCAGAGGCCGTGGCGTTCGTGGATCTCGGCGACGACGTATGCGCCCTGCTCGGCCATGGTGCGGGCGGCGCGCTTGGCTTGGGCGCGGTCGCGCATCGTCTTGACGGCGGCGCGGTCGGTGCTGCCGGGCCACGTGCCGGTGATCTTGTACTCGCGGAAGTTGTGGTTGCCGCCGCTGGTGCGGGGGGTGTGCTTGTGGCCGCCCCTGATGTTGGCCTTGGCGTGCTTCATGCGGTCTGCTCCCGGTGGGCGTTGTGGTGGGCTGTGGCTGCGTCGATGCGGCTCGGGTGTGGCGTGTTGCGGTCGGCGCCGCGGCGGTTCTGGCAGGGGCGGTTGACGGGGCGTCGGCACTGCTCGTATGGGCAGGGCACGTTGAGGGCGTCGGGCAGGTCGGCGATGGCGAGGCGTTCCCGCTCGGCGCGCTGGGGCCGGTACTCGGCGAGCTGGCGGGCCACGGTGCGGGGCATGTACTCGCCGAGGGCGGCGAGGCGGCGGGCGACTTCGGGGGAGGGGCCGCCGGTGAGTTCGCGGACGGTGACGGGCGGGGCGGTGCCGGCGGCGACGGCGGCGCGGTCGGCGGCGAGTGCGGCGCGGTAGCCGGCTTCGTCGTCGGGGTCGAGTTCGGGGTGTGCGCCGGGCTCGAACGTGCCGGTGTGGCGGCCGAGTACGTCGGCCTTGAACGTGTGCCACGGTCGGCTCACGTCTGACGGCTTGATCGGGTAGGGCGAGGTGGCGATGTGGTGGCGTACGACCTCGCCGGCGTTCCAGTGGCGGCCGGTGGGGTGCGGTGCGGTGGGCGGCACGTCGCGCAGCAGCTCTTCCCACTGGTCGAGCTGGTCGGCGAGGTCGTCGCCGGTCTTGGCGGTGCGCGGGTCGAGGCCCGAGGCGTAGGCGATGAGTGCTGCGATTTGTTGGCGGTTCACTGCTGGGCTGCCTCTCTGGCGAGGATGAGGGCGAGTTCGTCGGCTGTGCGTTGGGCGCGGCTGCGGCGCGGCTGTGTGGCGTCGAACGGCACGACGTTGGGGCCGGCGTGCTGCGGGATGACGGGGGCGGTTCCGGCGGCGGGTGCGGGCGGCAGGTCGCGCCAGGCGCGGAGGAAGTACCGGGCGTGCGAGACGGTGGTGCGGGCGGCGACCTTGACGGCTTCGGCGGCGAGCATGTCGGCGCCGCTGCGCTGGATCAGGTGGTCGAGGGAGAACCACTCGCCTTCGCCGAGCGACCACTTCACGACGACGCCGGAAGCGGTGAGGGTGTCGACCAGGGGGCGGGCGAACTCGGGAATGACTGCGGTGCGCCGTTCGGGGCCGCGCGCCTCAACCACTCCTTCACTCACTCCTTCATTGGGTGAGTGATGGGGTCCGGTTTCCGGACCCCTAGGGGTCCGGTTTTCGGACCACAAAGCCATTTCGGGGGTCCGGTCTAGGGGTCCGGTTTCCGGACCGGTAGGCACCGGGTTAGGGGTCCGGTTTCCGGACCGAGAGGGCTTAGGGGTCCGGTTTCCGGACCGGTCCGGTTCACCGCCTAGGGGTCCGGTTTCCGGACCGGTAAGCCGCGAGTAGCCGACGGCCATGGGCAGTTGGTAGAGCGCTGCGCGACTGCCGGCGGCGGCCTCGATGACGGTCAGTTCGCCGCTCTCGATGGCCTTGTCGATGGCGACGATGACCGACGATCGGGCGCCGTTGACGCGCCGCACCATCTCGGTGGTGCCGATGCGGGCGGTGCAGTCAGGGCCGGGCGCCTTGTCGGCGACGGCGAGCAGCACGAGCCGCGCGTTGCCGCGGGCGTTGGCCTTGTCCCACACCCACTGCATGGCGGTGACGCTCAACGGTCGTTCTCCTGTCTGGTGGTGCGGACACCCGCGGCGGGCGGCTCGGAGCCGGGCCCGCCGCGGGGGATCAGGGGGTCAGGCGGCGGCGGCGTCGGCGACCGGATCGGCGGGTGCGGCGGGGAGGTGCCGGGTCCACTTCTCGGCGAGGCTGTCGCGCGACACCTGGCGCTCGTCCGTGCGTACGGGCATCTGAATGCCGACGAACGTCGCCTCGGCGTCGGTGAACAGCAGCGGCTTGCCGGGTCCGCCCTGCCACGTGTGGAGCACGGTCCCGGCGGCCTTGAAGCGGGCCAGGAACGCCGTGTTGAACGCATTGAGGTCGACGGCGGCGGCCTTGGCGGTCACGGCGCCCTTGACCAGGTCGCGCCACTTCGGCAGCTCGCCGTGCGCGCCGGCCGCCAGGCGGAGCGTGCTGCCGTCGTGGGCGAGGGTGACGGTCACGGTGTCGCCGTCGCGGATGCCGGTGATCTCGATCGTTTCGGGCGCGGTGCGCAGCCACGCGGTGACGGTCTTCATGTCCTCGCGCTGGATACGGCCGGTCCAGTTGTCGCGGCTGTCGACGGTGGCGCGGGCGATGCCCATCGTGTACTGGTCGGTGGCGACGGCGAACAGGTTCCCGCGCCCGCACTCGAGGTGAATGGCGGTGAGGACGGGCAGCGTGTCGTCGCTGCCCATGTGCGGGGTGACCTGCGCGAGCATCGTGCGGAACTGGCGGGCGGCAATCATGGTCATGATGACTCCTTGGTGAGAATCTGCTCGGCGGCCTGCTCGCCGAGGAACTGTGTGTAGGCGGGCGGGATGGCCTCGGTGAGTTCGTGGCGCACGTCGGTCCACGTGATGCCCATGGCGGCCTGCATCTCGGGCACGGTGGCCTTGCCGCCGCCGTCGCCGTACGCGGCGAGATACGGGCCGTCGTAGCGCTTGCCGTGACGGTGGCCGCGGACTCGACCGCGGTGAGGGGCGTGCGGCAGCGCGAGAGGGAACCAGCCGCGCACCTCGATGCGGCGGTGCCGCAGGATCGGCAGCCCGAACGACGCGCCGCACAACACCACGTCGGGACGGCACCCGGTGGTCTCGATGACGTACGGCTGGCCAGTGCTGAGCATGGCCTCACGGCCTGCGGGAAGCAGGTCCGGATAGCGGTGCTGTAGATGCCGGTTGGTGCCCTTGGTGATCGCGGCCCGGTGCTGGCATGGCCACGAGCCGTGGTGCAGGTCGTAGGCGGCGCCGAAGGTCCGCACGTACTCAATGGCGTCGGCCTGGACGAACGGGAACGGGTAGTTCGGCTGCGGGCGGATATCGACGCCCACGACGTTCCAGCCCGCGAGCCAGTACCCCATGCCCGCGCCGCCGGCGCAGCAGCACAGATCGAGCACGGTGCCGCCGTTCCACGGCCGCTCGGGCAGGGGCAGCGTGCTGTGCCGCACGGGCTCGCCGATGGCGGCCTGCCCGGGGGTCACGGGCGGCGCGGGCCGCTCGGCGAGCGCGAGCAGCGCGGCGGCGCCCATCACACGCCTGCCAGGGCGTGAGCCTCGCGCAGCGTCTCGGCGTCGGCGATGTCCTGCGTGAGGTCGAGGCCGCGGGCGGTAAGCAGTCGCAGCAGGTCGCCGGCGGTGAGTCCGTCGTCGGGGAGGTCGGCGGCGAGGGCGACGGCCTCGGCGAGCACGCTCCGCAGGGCCTCGGCCTGCTGCTCGGTGGTGAGCAGGCGCCAGATGACGGCGGTCATGTCGCGGGCGAGCTTGATCGTGTCCGGGTCGGTGGTGGTGATCTCCAGCGCGCGGGCGCCGCAGGCGACGTGCGCGACCAGCTCGGGCGCGGCGGGGTTCTGGCCGGGCGGCACGTAGAACCGGGCCTCGCCGCGCTGCTCGGGCGTCATGGGCTTCATCGGCGGTGTGCTCCCGTCGGGCGGATGTAGGGGCGGACGGCGTCGGCGAGTTGGTCGTATGTGGCGCCGAGGGCGGCCCCCGCCGCGACTGCCGCGAGGCAGACGACGGCGGAGGCGGCAGCCCAGACGAGGGCGCTCACGACGCGTCCCGGCGGGGCGCGAGGCCGAGTACCAGGGCCGACGTGCACGGCCACGGCACGGGGCTCTCGAACCTCCACACGTGCACGTCGTCGGTCTCGGGGTCCAACCAGGTCTGCGACCGCCGGGCCTCGCAGCGAGCGCACACGGTGAACTCGCCGAGCCAGTCGGGCAGGTAGCCGGCGACCGGCTCGTGCCCGTACGTGAACGTCACGAACGGCAGCGGCCGGTTCGCCTCGGCGGGCGGCACGCACACCAGGCACGCCGTGTAGCTGAACTGCTGCGCGCTGATCGTTGACCGGCGCACCAGCGGGTACAGGCCATCGAGGCACTGCGCGCCGTACAACCCCTCGCCGTACAGTCCCTCGCCCGCCCGGTACGCCTGCGTGCTACGGCCGTTCGCCAGCGCGTAGCACGCCCGGTCCGCGTGGTACCGGGTGCCGCCCTGCGTGGTGTACACGGCGCCGAACAGGTCGATAGCGACGCTCATGCCGCCTCACCGCCCTCGGCGTCCGGCGCGGGCGGGGCGAGCGCGGGCAGCACCAGCGACGCCAGGCCGCCCGCACGCCACGCCTCGGCCACATCCGCCCGCCCCGTCTTGCCGAACCGCACACTGTGCGACCGGGCCCGGGACGGCTTGATCTCCACACCGGGCACGGCCTCGCCAGTCGCCGTGTCAACGGCGGCCCCCGCCGCGGTCATCTGACCGAGGAACGCCGTCAGCCACGCCGGCCGGACCTCCCGCACAACGCGCACCGTCATCTCCGACGGGTACGACGCGCGCACCCACTCGATGAACTCGGCCTCGTCGACCACGCGGGCGGCCGTCTCGCCGCCCGTCAGGGTGACCGTTCCGACCTTGACGCCGCCCGGCAGCAGCGCGTCGAAGCTCTTGGCGCCGGTCGCCGTGGCCTGCTCGTCAAGGGCTTGCTGCACGGCGGCGCGGGCCGTCTTGTACTCGCCGTCGATCGCGTCGAGCAGGGCCTTGAGCGCGGCCTCGCGGGTGATGGCGTCGGCGACGGTGGCGGCCGGCTGCGGCCGCTCGGCGCTCACCGCTTGCTCCGGGCGGCCTGCTGGAGGTCGGCCGCCAGGGACACGATCGCGCTGTACGCCGCCGTACCGATGGCGCACCCGGTGCGCTCCGTCAGTGCCTGCCTGGTCTCCACCTCGGACAGCCCGTTGGCGGCGCCCGCGTCGTAGAGGGCCTTGATCGCGTCGAGGCGGTCGCCCTGCCCGGCCGGCGCGCCCGGCAGCGTGGCAGGCTCCGGCGGCCGAGCGCTGCCCTGCACCGGCTCGGTGTAGTCGGCGCCCCCAGCCTCACGGCCCGACGCGTCATCCTGTTGCGGCGGCCGCGCAGCCGCCTTCCGCGCGCCCCGAGCGCCCGGCTTGCGGCTGCCGATGTCGGCGATCCGTGCCAGGTGATCGGCCGGCGCCTTCTTCTCCTTGAGCGCCGCGTGCAGCTTCCGTACGGCGGCGGCATCCGGAGCACGGTGCGCCTCGCCGATGTCGTCCAACATCGCCACGTACGGGCCCGGCGCCCCGGCCGCGCGCGCCTCGGCGACGACGACCTTGAACGCTTCCTCGCCGGCGGCTGCAACAGCCTCCGCGAGGTAGTCGCGCGACGGCGGCGCGGAAGCCTGCTGCTCCTGCTGCTGGGCGGGCTCTGCCTGGCGTCGTCGGCTGCGCTTCGGCCGCTCCTCGTCCGGCGCCGTCGGGTGATCGCGGTCGCCGTCGTCGATGCTGCGGCCGTCGACCGGCAGCATGAACAGCGCGAACAGGAGGTACTTGAGCGCCGCCGACTGCGCCTTGTTCATCCCCTTGTCGGCGAAGTCGGACGCTTCGCCCGGCACCTCGGCGATCAGGCAGTCACCCGCCGGGCCGTACACCCGGTAGCGCATCGTGATCAGCGTCCGCGTCATCTTGCCGTCGCGGTCCTGCTTCTGCTCGGCCACCTGCGGCAGGATGAACACGCCGTGCGAGCGGAACGGCCCCGCCATCGCCGACATCACGTCGTCGATGCCGCGGAACGCGTAGTTCTGCGAGACGTTGCGCTGGTCCTTGCCGACCGGCATGGCGTCGCGCATCACGGCGTTGATAGCGGCGAAGATCCGCGGGGCGTCGGCGGGCGTTCCCGCGGGCGCGGGCTCGTACACGACATCGGCAGCGGGGGCCGCGGGTACGTCGATGGCGACGGGCCCGCGGGTCTCCGCGCGGTTCGGGAGGGTCGTCACGGTCATTCGGTCGTCTCCGGGGTCGTGCGGGCGATGGCGAGAGCAGTGGGGGAGAGGTCGAGCAGCGCGGCGCGCGTGTCCTCGGCCTCGGCGGCGAGGAACGCGAGCTGCCACTGCTCGGCGTGCGGGTCGATCACCGCGGCGTCGAGCGCGGCGACGCGCCGCGCGTGGTTGGCGAGCAGGCAGGACACCGGGGGCCGCGCGGCCGCGTACGCCTCGGCGACCTCGTCGAGCACCGCGGCGAGCTGGTCGGGCAGGGCCGTCGGCACGGTGGCCGGGCGGCGGCGCAGGAACGGCAGGGCGATCACCAGGCACCGCCGGGCATCTCCGGGGCGGCCGGCAGTGCCGACACCGGGGCGGCCACCGCGACCGTGCGGCCCGCCGTATACGCCTCGTCCGGCGACAGCCACGGGGACCGCGGCAGGTCCGCCAGCGCCTCGGGCAGCGACACCACCACCGGCATCGCCAGCGACAGCACGCCCGACGCCACGTCGAACGACTGCGGCCGGTCCCAGTCGCCGCCGTCCATCCGGCGCAGCGACCGCAGCGCCGCGGTGTGCGCCGCCCTGTCGGCCCCGATGATCCGGCCGTCGGCGTCGTGCAGGATCACGCGCTGCCGGCGGACCGCCGGGCCCGTGGCGTCCGACCACTGCGGGTACGTCTCCACCCGGGCCACCGCGGGCACCAGGGCCAGGATCAGCGCGGCGGCCTGCGCCCCGCTGATAGGCTGCGTCTCGTTCATGTTCAGCCCCTCTCTGTGGGTTGATCTGGCGGCCGTCCGGTGGCACCCGGGCGGCCGTTGTCGTGTGTGGGGGGATCAAGCCGCCTGCGCGGTGCGCTGCACCGGCGCGATGCGGTCGAGGTGCGCGGCAACCGCCGGCGCCAGCCGGCCCGTCGCGCGGTCCCGGGCGATACGGGCGAGCGCCCGCTCGGCGACCGCGTAGGCCGCCGTCCAGCACTCCTCACGCGTCGGGTGGCCGCTCACGCCGCCGACTCCAGCGCGATCAGCAGCTCAGCCGTGGGCACGCAGTACGCGCGCTGCACGGCGGCGGCGACAGTGGCGGACGGGGCGGCCGTGCCCTTCCACAGCCGGAACGCAGTCGTCCGGGGGATGCCCAGCCGGATGGCGACGCGGTTGCTGTTGGTGTCCCCGCAGCGGGCCGCGGCCTCGCGCAGCTTGGTTCTGTCGTACATGGCAGTACGTTCCTTCCCTGCAAGGCTTGCTTGCACAAAAGAAACGTACCACACGTGGAACGAGCACAACCGTTCGCGGCGATGAAAATGTCAGGCTGTACCTGGTTGACACACAAAACCTTCACGCGGAGACTGGGCTTTCCTCGACGCGTCGTCGCAGGTCAATGACGGGGGGTGACGATGATGCAGTGTCAGGATTACGCAATGGCGCGATCGCGCACGGTTGGTGATGTTCCACGAGCGGTACATTTCTTGCATGGAACAGACGCAGCCCTCCCGCCTGTCCAGCGCCGACCGCCGTGCCACCGCGCAGCGCTTCGCGGCCTGGCTCTACGACCGCATGATCGAGCGCGATTACAACCTCACCGCACGAGGCGGCGGCCAACGCCGACTCGCTGAACAAACCGGCCTCAGCCAGGCCACCATCAGCCGGATTCTCACCGGCACCGCGCTCAACCCCGACCCCGAGAACCTGCGCCGCATCGCCGAAACGCTCGGCCTGCCCTTCCCCGAGCTACTCGTACGAGCCGGCGTTCTCACCGCAGACGAACTCAACGCCGCACAGGCAGCGCCCCCGATCGACCGCCCACCGATCACCCCAGAGGACGCAGCCCGCGACCTCGGCATCGTGGACCCCACCGCGATCCGACTGTTCGTCGCCCAAGTCGAGGCCGCGCGCGCGGTACAGCAGGAACGGTCCGACAGAAAGCGGGCCGACTGACAACGGAGGGCACCCCTTGCACACCCGCACGCTCAACATCATCAGCATTGCCGCGGCAACCGCAGGCATCCTTGCCACCGTCGCCGGCCTCGACGCCGCCATACCGAAGATGATCCTTCGCGGCGGGCTGGTGATGATGTTCGCCTCGTGCCCCCTCATCTGCGCCTCACAAACACGTCGTGCAGCGGCCGTCACCCCCGAACAGCTCGCCGCCGCACACGCCGACGGCTACCGCACGGGCCTCGCACACGCCGCCCTCGGCCTCCTCACCCCGCCCGACGGGGGCGCCGACGCGCCCAACAGCTACGCGCGTGGACACCTCCGATCCATCAGCAACACGGAGAGGACCGCAGACCAGTGACCACCGACGTGCCGCCCGCCCTACGCGGACCCACGCTGCACAGCGCAGACGACGACTGGGAACCCTGGATCGGCTACATCCGGGTGTCCACCTGGCGCGAAGAGAAGATCAGCCCCGAGCTACAGCGGTCCGCCATCGAGGCATGGGCCGCCCGCACCCGGCGCCGCATCGTGGCATGGATCATCGACCTGGACGCCACCGGGCGAAACTTCAAGCGCAAGATCATGCGCGGCATCGAGTCATGCGAGCGGCGCGAAGCCCGCGGCATCGCCGTCTGGAAGTACAGCCGATTCGGCCGCAACGACCTCGGCATCGCCGTCAACCTCGGCCGCCTGCGCCACGCCGGCGGCGAACTGGCCAGCGCCACCGAGGATTTCGACGCCACCACGGCCGTCGGCAAGTTCAACCGCGCCATCCTGTTCGACCTCGCGGTGTTCGAGTCGGACCGCGCCGGCGAGCAGTGGAAAGACACACACGCCTGGCGACGCGCGCTCGGCCTGCCAGCCACCGGCGGCCGACGCCTCGGCTACATCTGGCACCCGCGGCGCCTGCCGGACCCCCAACACCCGGGGGAGTGGATTCTCCAACGCGAGTGGTACGAACCGCACCCCGACCACGGCGAAGTTGTCGCCGATCTCTACACGCGCAAGCTGGCCGGAGCCGGGTACGGAGCGCTCGCCGAACGGATCAACACCCTCGGCCTCCGCACCCGCCGCGACGAGCTGTACCAGGCAGACAGCCTGCGCCGGTACCTCGACTCCGGCTTTGCCGCCGGCCTCCTGCGCGTCCACGACCCCGAATGCGGCTGCGACTACACCGCGGCCGGCGGCCGGTGCTCGAGGTGGACGCACATTGATGGTGCCCACGACGCGCTGATCACCCCGGAGACGTGGGAGCAGTACCAGGAGCACCGCGCCGACAACCGCGCCCGCGCGCCACGCGCACGCGTACCCCTCTATACGCTCACCGGTCTCGTACGGTGCGGAACCTGCCGCGGCGACGCGGGCGCAACCAGCGCCCGCCGCCGCGGCGCGCAGGTGCTCGGCTACGCCTACATGTGCGGCGCCCGCGCCCACGCCGGCACGAGCGTCTGCGCCGCGGGCGTGTGGGTGCAGCGCGCCGTCCTCGAGGATGAGGTGCAGACGTGGCTACGGCAGCACGCCGAGGCGTCCCGCGAGCTGCGCTCCGCCGAGCAGGCCGCGCCGGCTGTAGACGACCGGGCCCGCGCCCGCGCCGAGGTCGAGCGGCTACAGGCCGAGTCCGCCCGGCACGCCGCAGCGCTCGCCAACCTGCGTGTGCAGCGCGCCACCGACCCGGACGACTGGGGGCCGGGCGAGTACGAGGCGGCCCGCGACCGCATCCGGCAGCAGCAGGCCGCCGTGACGGCCGCGCTCAACGCTGCGGCCGAGCAGGCAGCGCAACCGCAGGCCGTCGACTATGCGCCGCTGCTGCTGTCCATCGCCGACGGCTGGATCGCCATGGAACCGGGGGAGCGAAACGCCATCTTGCGCAAGCTCGTCCGCCGGGTGACGTGCACCCGCCAGGCGCACCGCAGCCGCACCGTGCACATCGAGATCCACCCCCTGTGGGAGCCGGACCCATGGGAGACGGCCGTCCCATCCTGACCTGCGCTTACTGCTGTCCGTACGCACCTGTTTTACCGGCGTTGTCCCTCGACAGTGCCGCTAAAACAGGCGTGTGCCCCCGTCGCGGCCATGCGGCGGGGGCACTTACCGTGGGGGGAACCCGCGCCCCCCTCTGGGATGCCCTCCCGGGGGCGCGGGCCTGGCCACCGGTTGCCCACCGGCGGCCGTCTGTGGCTGCTGTTGCATCGTTACATTGCGGGTGCGCTGCGGCACTATCTGTACCATGAAATCACCCGTTCGTGTGAACGGATGTTCGATTACGGCGCACGATCATCTCGCGGCTCGGCTCCATGCTCGCCGAGCCGCCGTTGCGGGGGTGGCCGAGAATTACCCCGCGCCCGGCCAGTCAAACCATGATCGAAAAAAGCTTGCCCTCTCGGGCTGACACCTGCCCTGCCACGCCCCAGCGTCAAGCGGGTGCCCCGTGATCCACAGCCCGACTGGCTGCCCCCTGCCCGCCGCCGACTCGGCGACCGCATCCGAGCGGCCCGCATGCACCGGAACCGGACACAAGAGGCCGTGTACCTCGCAACGGGCATCCCCCGGTCCACGTACCAGGCGATCGAGCGCGGCACGACCGACGCACGGATCAGTGACCTGATGCTGATCGCACACGAGATCCGGGTGCCGCTCGCCGAGCTGGTCACCGACGGCAGTGCGTAGGGAAACGCCCAACGGCATGTGCCAGCCGCACGGCGCCCGGTACCGTACGCCCAAGGGCCGTCCCGGAGTATTCACCACTCCGGGACGGCCCCCTTGCTCAGCGGCGGGCTGCGGGCCGCTCAGTCGGCTGCGGCTCGGTCGTGCAGCCGCCCTTGCGGCAGCCTTCTGTGGGACAGGACATCGGGATCACCTCCCCTCGTGGTCGCTCGGGCGATGGAACCGCGCAAGGCGAGCGCTGCGCCCACCTCGGCGCGGAGATTGGTGACCAGCGGAATGCCCGCACCATGCTCGTGGTACAGGTAGCTGATCAGGATGTGCAGCCGCCGGAACTCCTCGAGGTCGACGCCCGTACGGAGCGCTGCCCGCAGGTCGGTGACCGTGTCGTCAAGGTCGGCTGCGGCGCACCGCCGCGCCAGCCGTTCCACTTCTCGGACGCGCATCACACCGAGGGGCGCGGCGAGGTAGTCGGCGACGGTGAGCGCCGGGGTGGCCATCAGTGGTCCCGCTCGGGCGTCGCGTCCGTGAGACGCGTCCGCCAGAACCGCGTAACGGTCTCGCGGTAGCCGGTGTGCGACGGGTACCGCCCGGAGTGCTGGAGCGCCCAATCCTGCGCGGCAGCCACGTCACTGGACGCCGCGGAGCGCTCCGAGCAGGTGGTGCACTGCATCTCGTGCAGCGGCTCGGCGGGCGCGCCCTCGGAAGTGTCGCGGCTGATGAGCCACTGCGCGTACCGCAGGACTGTTCTCATGGTGCCTCCCAGGGGAGTTCGGCCCACACGCCGCAGTCGTCCACGGTGCTGCCGTACGCAGTCGCCAGTCCGGCGATGATGCTGCGGCCGGCGCCGCGCAGGGCGTGCAGGGGTAACGGCCGGTCGCCGCCGGCCACGATGCGGCTGCGGGCCCCCGCGGTCGAGAACGTCATCGACACGGTGGCGGCCGGGCGGCCGGTGAGCGCAGCGAGGAACAGCTCGGCCGTGATCTGTTCGGCGTCCTCGTGGCGGGTGTGGGTCCGGACCCATGCGCGGGCGGCACGGACCTGTGCGGCCTCCGCAGGGAAGGCGCGTTGCCAGCTCTGGCCGACCGTTTCAGGCATGGGGGCGTCCCTCGAATGCGTAGCGTTCTGAGTACGGAAAGCTGCGTTCTGTACTCAGAATCACGCGCAGCTTGGCGTGGGTCAAGAGCGTCACGCAATATGTGAGTACAGAATCCGAGCCGATCACTCCGGAGGGTGGCGCGCGTGGCTGAGCGGCCCGAGTACCTGCGCATCGCGGCCGAGTTGCGCGACCAGATCACCAGCGGCGCCCTGCGGCCCGGCGACCGCCTGCCTACCCTGCCCGAGCTGTGCGCCACGTACGGCGTCAGCGAGACGACCGCCCGCAACGCCGTCGGCCTCCTGCGCGGTGAGGGCCTGGTCGAGTCGCGCACCCGCGCGGGCACCGTCGTACGCGAGCGACCGCCCGTGCACCGACTCGCCGCCGACCGCTACCGGACGCCGCCCGGCGGCCAGCCGCAGACCGCATTCACCCGCGACCAGGGCATCGGATGGAGCGAGTACCGGCTCGACAAGCGGTTCGAGCAGATCAAGGCGGGCCCCAACTTGGCCGCGCTGTTCGAGGATGAGCCGGGCCTGCCCCTGCTCGCACGGCACTTCGTGTTCTACGACAACGATCAGCCCTCGCAGATGTCCACCAGCTACGTGCGCTGGTCGGACGTGGGCGGCACGCCCGTCGCCGACCCCATCAATGAGCCCTGGCCGGGCGGCACTCGGGCGCAGCTCGCCACACTCGGCATCGTCGTCGACAGGATCACCGAGGCGTTCACCGTGGGCATGCCCACGCCGGCCGAGGCGGAGACACTGCACATCGGCGCCGCCGTGCCCGTCGTCCGATTCACCCGGCGGCACCTCGCCGCGGGCCGCGTCGTCGAGGTCGCACACCCGATCGTCCGCAGAGGTGACGCGACCGTGGTTGAGTTCGCCGTCGACCTCTGACCCCAGACACGACGAAAGCGCCCCCCGCCGCGGCCGTAGCCGGGCGGGGGGCATGTGCTCAGTGGTACGCGGCGACGCCAGCGACGGCCGCCACGGCGGCCACGACGCCCGACAGGGCGCCGATCGTACGCAGCGGCCACCGGCCCGATTCCAGGCCCGTGAGGCGGCCCTCCTGGCGTTTCTGCCGCTCGGTGTCGCCCCGCTCCACGGCGTCGAGGCGCCGGTCAAGGTCGTCGAGGCGCCGCTCCGTCTGCTCGCCCCGCTGCGCGAGCAGGGCCAACTTGCCGTCGATGCGGGCGAACCCGGTTTCCATGGTCCCCCTGATCTGTTCGAGGGCGACCGCCACGGCTGCCGGGTCACTCGTGTCGGGCCCCACGGGCTCAGACGCCCTTGATCAGCGAGGCGCTGTTGCCGTCGCCGCGGAACTTCGCCACGACGCCCTTGACGAGAGAGTAGGCCGCGGCCACGCCGCCGGCGCCGACCGCCTGCCAGAAGCTCGCGTGGCCGATGTTGCCCGCGGTCGCGGTCGTCAGCACGCCGCCGGTGGCGACGAGGAAGGTGGCGCCGACGCGCTCGGCGAGGTCCAGCGCGTACGCGCCCGCGGTCTTGCCGAGCTGGCCGAGGTTCGAGACGGAGGGGAGGGACATGGGGATCTCCAGGGGAGTGTCAGAGGTGGGTGGTACAAGTCCGCCCCGGACGCGACGTGCGCCCGGGGCGGGGTGGTGCTGTGGTGCGGTCAGCTCTTGGCGGCCGCGGGCGGCGCGGTCGGGGCCGGCGGCGCGCCGGTCACCTCTACGTGCACGACGCCCTCGGCGAGCGCGGCCAGGCCGCCCGCCTTCGCCGCCTCGGTGATCTGCTCGGCCGTCAGCTTGCTGTCCTTGGCCAGCGCGGCCACGCCCGCCGACAGGGCGCCGAGCAGGCCGAGAACCTGCCTCACGCCGTTGTTCGCCTGGAACGCGTCCTTGCCGGTCTCCCAGGACAGGACGCGCGGCGTGACGGTCTTGTCGTCGGTCGTGGTCGGGTTGTCGATGTCGGCGAACAGCGCGCCCGGCTTGGTGAAGCGGGCGTACACCGCCTCGGCGAACTCGGCTGCGGTGGGCATGTCGTCCTCCTGGTGACCGGCCCACGTCTTGTACGCGGCCGGGGTCATGTAGCAGATGGAGCGGTCCGTGGGGGAGCTGGCGAACTGCCAGAACAACGGCGTGACGCCAGGGTTCGGCCGGCTGCGCTGCTCGGCCTGCGTCCAGTTCAGCGGGCCCGCCGGATACGCGGGGTAGAACAGGAAGTCGGCGTTCCGCGGGTAGTGGCCGGCGGCGATGTCGGACGCCGAGGTGTAGCAGCCGACGCGCTGCCGCGGGCACGCCGCCTTGACGCGGTCGATCCACGCCTCGCCGTACGCCCGGATGCCGGCGGCCGACATGCCCGCGTAGTTCGCGCCGTCCGTGCGCCGCTCCAAGTCGAGGAAGTGCACGAACCCGGCGACCTCGGACGCGTCCGCGTGGACGGCCGACAGGTAGTTGTCCGCCTCGGCGTGCGCGTCCTGGTTCGGCCAGGCGTAGTGGTACGCCTGCGGCAGCACCGCGGCGCCCCGCATGCCATCCATGTGCAACCGGTAGTGCGGATCGTGGGTGTGCTCGCCCTCGGACGCCTTCGCCGCCGCGTAGGTGAGGCCGCCCCGCACCAGGGCCGCCCAGTCCTGCGCGCCCTGGTAGCCGGACACGTCGATACCGCGGCTCGTCGCCGCCATAGCCCCTCCCGGGGTGTCAGAGGTAGGTGCCCTGAATCGTGATGTGACCGCCCGCGAGCAGGTCGTTCCCCAGAATGTTGTTCTCTCGGCTGACCGCGCCGCCCTCGTCGATCCGCAGGCGGTCAGTCGTCGAGCCCGTCGAGGTCGGGAAGAACACGGCCTCGCCGCCCGAGATGTGCGACGAGGCGTTGCCGCCGGCGCCGATCGACTCCGCGTGCATCGTGAGCGCCTGCCGCTGCCCGCGGTCCACGACCGTCGGCATCGTGATCGTCACAATGCCGCTGCCGCTGCCCGCCGTGCCGATCACGATGTCGATGTTGACGAAAATGCCGGCGCCGGTCTGGAACCAGAGCCCGGTGAGCGTCGAGAAAGTGGCCGACCCCCCGTTGGTGACGACGGGCGTGTACTGCGTGGCCGGGCCCGCGATCTGCCGGAGGTATCCGGCGGTCACCCGCTGCCCGGCACTGATCGGCGTGAATGCCGCCACGGGTCCCTCCTACAGGGATGCGATCATCGGTTGCGCCAGGCGCACGTCAGCGCCCGACGCCTGGGCCTTGCTGATGCCGTTCACCGAGCGGACGACAGCGAGCGACTGCGGCGAGGTCAGATACGTACTTGTTCGCACGGTCACCGAGTCGTCGACCGTCAGCGTGGTGCCGTTGGGCGGGCTGACGGTGAGTGTTGGGCCCGGGCGCGCAAACGCGGTGCTGGCCGGCGCGGTTGCGGTGACCGTGAGCAGGGTCCACACGCCGGCCGTGAGGCCGACGCTGGTACCTGATGCCGTCGACAGCAGGGCGTGACTGGAGTTGAGCCAGTCGATAGCGGCCATGGCCGTCCATCCCGCACTGGCCTTGACCCACACCGAGTAGCGGTATTCCACGCCCGGGGTGGCTGCCGGCTGGTGGGTGGTGTCCGGCCGCACGAACGCCTGCGTCGGCGACCCGGCCACGGTCAGGACGCCCGACCCCGTGCCGGTGTGAGCGTCCGTGGACGGCGCGAACGTGCCGCCCGTCGGAGTCCAGCCGGACACGCCCGACTCGAACGTGCCGTCAACGAGGTCGAGCGGCGTGCCAGCCGCGCGCGCGGTGACGACCTCGCCGCCCACCCGGAGGTCGAACGGGTACTCGGCGGGGTCGGTCGTCCACAGCGGGCCTGCGGTGACCGCCACACTCAGCGTGGTGGCGGTCGCTGTGACGCTGGCAGCGAGCTGCGAGCCGTCCGTATCCGCCCGGCCGAGCACCGGATCATCCGACACGGCCACGGACCACGGGCCGGCTGGCGTGCAGTTGTAGGTGATAGTCCAGTCAGCCCAGCCGATCGTCTCGGTGTAGCCCTCGGCGATCAGGTCGATCACCCCGGGCGCCACCCACACTGGTGGGTTACCGATGGTGAGACGGTCGCCGATGTCCACCGCGGTCGCCTGGTCGATCAGCCGGCCGGCTGCCGCCAGATTCACCGTGACCGACGGATAGCGGGCCTCATCCCACGTGCCCAGGTGCAGCCACCACGCCGCCTGATCGGGCAGTTGGTCGTCCGTGTGGACGTTGACGCTGCTGCTGTCCGTGTACCGGCCGACGCCGAGCGGCGGCGCCGCGGTGGACAGCGTCCCGGTGTCGAGCGTGGCCCGCGCCGAGCTGCCCGACGGCCGCGAGCGGGTCACGTCGTTGCGGGTCGCCTGGTCGTCCTCCGTCGGCTCCAACGGCGGCGCAACATCGCCCTGCCGCGAGTAGTCGAGGGCGAGCGCCGTCGCCTGGTTGTAGAGCGACGTGCGCGGCCGGGCTGCGAGGGCGATCACGTGCCGTGGCTCGTACAAGATGCCCACGTCTGCCGTGGCAGCCTCCTGCACGAGGTTCAGCAGCGTGTCAGGCCGCTGCGGACCCACCAGCACATCGCCAGCCGGGCCGTACGGCCGAAGCAGCGGCGTACTCTCCTCGGCAGCCAGCCGTGTCATGCGCCCGTCCGCCGAGTCGCCGTCGAACGCCCTGTCGGCGCTGTTGAAGATGGTGCTGTCGTATGCGGAGAACACGCCGATGTGGCCGAGCGGCATGCCCTGAAGTGCGCTGCCATGAGAGGCGGCGACGCGCGTAATGTGCCCGACCGCTCCTGTAAAGGTGCCACCGGATACCTGCGCAATGCCGCCAATGGTGATCCACAGAATTTCGTATGCCACGGATCCGCCGGAGGGCTTGGCGTGTAGGACGAAACGTGACCACGAGCCGAAGAACGCGGTAGGAACGATCGCTGTTGACACCAGACTCGTGCCGTCGGGCGCTGTCACATCCAGGTGAATGAAGCTTGCGCCGACCCCGACGCGCCACTGCGCTTGATCGGTCTGGACAACAACGAACTGCGCGTTGAAGTCAAGGGCTGGCGCCGTGTCGATCCGGTACACGAACTCGACTCGCCATGAGCCGGTCGACGACGACGGGACAACGCCCGACATCGACGACACGGGCCCCAGCACGGGCAGCGCCGAGGATCCGGCAAGGCTCGCGTCACTGGAGAAGGTCATTCCGCTGGTGACCATGGGGGCGACGCCGGGAAGCGGGCTGTAGCCCTGCGTCGAGTTGGCGCCGTCCTCCATCGGCCAATAGGCGATCAGGTTCGGGTCGGATGGGATGCGACGTCGCAGCGTGGATTGCAGCGGGTCGGCGCCCTGCCCCAGGCGCCGCATGATGCCAGCCGCCTGCACCGGTACGTACACGTCACCGCCGGACACGTCCCACCGGGCAGGCCAACTGCTCACTTCGCCGACGAACCTGACGCGCTTGTTGCCGATGCCGCTGGCCGTGACCGTCCACGGCACGTGCACACTGTCGGAGAACGATGTGGCGCCGACTGTCTGCGCGGTGAAATCTGGGTTGGCAACGATCGTGCCGTCGATCCCAGATCGCACCTGAGCGGCGAACAGGTGCGCGGCAGCGTCCACGCTGGCGGTCGAGGTCACGTCGCCGATTTCCAGGGCGGCAGTCGACGCGAAGATCGACGCCGTGCCTGCGAACGTCTGATCGCTGGCGATCTGCGTCCAAGGCCCGGCCATGCTCGGCCCGCAGTAGAACCGGACCGTCTTCCCGCCGGCGCCGTTGTTCACGTCCAGGACGACGCGGACCACCATGCGGGGCGTGAGCGCCGCCGAGCCGAGCGACACCGCGGCAAGGACTTCGGTCGTCCCGTCCGTTGTCCAGCCGATCTCGATGAACCCGGAGTTGAGGAAGGCGTGCCAACTGCGCTGGCCGGCCGCGCCCCATTTGCCGCCGAGTTCTACGACGGTCGTGGCGTACCAGTCGTCCGGCTGCACGTCGAACCGCACGTCAAGGTCACCGGCGACGTTGAGCGCCGCCGCGGTGGGCGTGCTCGCCCGGGCGCGGGCGGGGCCGGTCGCCGGCAGGTCGAGGAACGGCGAGCCAGCGGCCGTTGACACGCGGATCGGCGTGTTGCGGCCGATCAGCCCGTACAGCGGCGACAGGGGGTTGCGGGGCGAGAAATACCCCGCCTTGTTGTTGAGGGTCAGGGTGCACGACGAGGGGTCCACGCGGGACCCCTCGTCGCGCCGGCCGCGCGCGATGGTGATGCGGTCGCGCAGGTACGTCCGCGAGGTGATGTCCGTCCACACCCCGCCGAGCAGCAGCTCAACGGCTGTACCGGTCTTCGGCATGGACGATCACCCCCCGAACACTGTCTGCACGCTGTTGGCGCCGCCGCGGCCGTCCGTCCGCACGATGGTGCGAATGAGCTTCTTCACGGCCTCGGGCCCGTCCACGGTGATCCGCAGATCAACGCGACCGCCAGCAGCAGCACCGCCGCCAGCGCTGTACCCGGCCATACCGCGGCCCTGCACAGCCAGCCCAGGGCCGCCGATGCCGTCCGACGCCGAGCCCATCAACGCCGCCGCAGCAGCACCCACGGTGTCGGCCTCGGCGAGCAGGCCGCCCGCGTAGTCCCGGGCAGTCGCCCGCCCGGAGTGATGCGTCCAGCCCGAGCCCGAGAAGGGCCCGCGCTTGGCCGGGCTGTTCGGGAAGAACGACTTAGCGCCGGACAGCACGGACGACACGGCGTTGTCGACCAGGCCGCCCATGCTCTTGATGCCGCCAATGAAGCCCTTGAGCAGGGCTTGCCCGCTGTTCCAGAGCACGCCGCCGAGGTCACCGATCGCCCGCAGCGCCCGGCCGCCGAGACCTCCCAGCCACCCCACGGCGTTGTCGAGGCCCTGCCGGATCGCGCGCACCATCGCCTCGCCAGCATCCCTGGCGCGGCCGGCGATGTTCCCGGCGAGGTTGGCGAGCGCCGACCAGGCCCGGCCCGGCAGCCCAGCGAACCAACGGACGATGCTGTTGATCATGTCCGGGATGACCGAGTGTCCGACCAGATGATCAGCCAGCCACTCAAAGGTGTGCGCAATCGTGGTCGTCAGCCACGTCACCGCATCGATCGCAGGCTGAAACGCCCGCCGCAAACCCTGCATAAACTTCACCAGCAGAGTCAGCGCCGGAATGACCACCCGCGTGATAACGCCAGTCGCCAGAATCGTCAGCGCAATCGTGAGCTGCGTCAACGGCGGAATAAGCGGGATCAGCGCAGGCAGCAGATTCAGCAGGAACTGCGTGCTGAGCAGCATCAGTTGCGGCAGGAGCGGCGCAATTGCCGTGAGGATCTGCCCGGCCGAGGTAGCGAATTGCAGGAACATCGGCACGAGCTGCGGAATGATCGGCAGCAGTTGCATAAACGCTGCGAGGAATTCGTCAGCGTACTGCGTGACGAACTGCCCAACCACCTTGCCGAGGCCGTCGATCACGGGCACCAGACCCATACCGAGCTGCGACAGCGCCTTGTCGAGCACCGGCGCCGCCCGGTGGAACACGTCCACCAGCGTCCCGGTCAGCTTGACCAGCGGCGGCAGCAGCACCCGACCGAGCTGCACCAGCGGCGGCGCCAGAGCGGCGAACAGGTCGCCGACCAGCGTCAGGATCGGCGTCAGCACCGGCCCCAGCGAGGCGATCATCTGCCCCACGACCGGCAGCAGCGGAGCGACCGCATCCGAGAGCTGTCCGACCGCCACCGCGGCGGCCAGCAGCACCGGCCCCAGCGCCGCAATGATCGGACCGAGCGCCTTGCCGAGCGCCTGCACGAGACGCTGCGCCGGCGGCCCGAGCGCGGTCAGCACCGGCGCGATCACCTTGAGCGCCTGCACGACCAGCGGCGCGGCCGTCCGGCCGATCGCCGCCATCGTGTCGAACAGGGCGTGTAGCGCGCCCTGGACCGCGGGCGACTTGAACGCGCCCGCAAGCGCGCCGGTGATGTCCTTGAGGACGCCGAGGAAGCCGCCGCCCGCTGACTGCGCCGCGCCCATGATCGACCCGAGGATCGAGAAGACGTTCCCGCCGATGGTGCCGATTTCCTTGATCAGGCCAATGGCCGTGTCGATGGCCTTGGACATCTCGCCCGAGGCAAACGACCTGCTCAGCGAGGCGGCGATCAGGTCGAACGAATGGCCCGCCGCAGCCGTCAGCCGGCCGAAAGCGGGCGCGCCCGCCGCAGCGATCTGGCCGAACGCTGTGACGACCTCGGCCGGCACCCGTGACAGGTTGTGCAGACCGGCCGAGGCTCCGTCCAGCGCCGTGCCGAGCGTGCCCGACCGGCCCAGCTCCCGAGCAGCAGCCAGCACGCCGACCGCCATGCCGTTGAGGGCCCCCGCGGTGTCGGTCAGCGACCGTCGGAGCTGCGGCAGTACCACGGCCGCCGTCGCCGCCACCGCGCCAGCGAGCCCGGCGAAGAGCCGTTGCTGCACGCTCAACCGGAGCGCGTCCCAAGCGGGCTGGAGAGAGATGATCTCCCGGACGAACGCTTGGGCGTTCGGCGCGAGCTTGGCCATGGCCGCGGCCAGAGCGTTCACGCCGCCAGCAGCGCCGCCGCCGCCTGCGGACTGCGCCATGGCCTCCTGTGCCTGGCGGATCGCGTCAAGGCCCTGCTGCATCGTGCGGGCCTGCTGCTCGCGCGCGTTCGAGAGGGCCTGCTCCTTGTCGCCTACGTCGCGGGTGGCTTTGGCGGCGTTGTTCTGTGCGTCCGTGACGGCCTTGCTGCCGTTGACGCCTGCCTTGTTGGCCGCGTCGGTGTCGTCCTTGAGGCGGGACACCTGGAGCTGCTGCTCCTTGAGTGCCTGCGCGGCCTCGCGGATGGCGAGCTGGTCGCGGGCGATCTGCTCGGCACCGGCGCCCTGCGCCTCGTCGGCCGCGAGCTGCGCCTTAGCGTCCTCAAGGGCGTTCTGCGCGTCCTCGGCGGCGTTCTGCGCGTCAATCAGGCTGTTGTTCTGGTCCTCAAGATCGCGTGCGGCCTGCTTCCGGGCGTCGTTGACGGCCTTCTGTGCCGCGAGGGCGGCCTTCTGCGCGTCGGTGAGATCCCGCTCGGCGTGCGCAACCTGCTGCACGGCCTGCTGGTTCGCGTAGGCAGCGTTCTGCGTCGCCCGCTGCAAGTTCCTCTGCGCGTCCGCGGCCTTGTTCGCCGCTCCCGCCGCTGCGCCGCCGCCCCCGACGGCGGGGGCGAACGCCGCCTTGAACGCCGAGCCGATACCGCCCGTGCCGATCTTGACGGCGGCGACCGCAGATGCCAGCGACACCACGGCTGTGGCGCCGACCAGCGCGGCTGGCGCGATGTTCGCCAGCGTGGCGACCAGGCCAGCAATGATCGGCACGCCAGCGCCGACCAGCGCCACCGCAGACGCCAGACCGCCGAGTGACCCGATGCCACCCGACACCACGCCGAACAGCGACGACAGGGTGCCCAGCAGGCCGCGCGCCTCGGAGTCGTCCGCGTGCACGTCGACCGTCGGGTCGAGACTGTCCACGTGGTGTGCGGCCGCGTCGACCTCGCCGAGTTGCCGCAGCGCGGAGGCAGCCTCAGCCCGGACGAACACCTCAGGGTCGATGGTGCCCAGCACCTCGGCACGCCGGAACACCTCGTCAAGCGCGTTGATCGCGTTGCCGACCTGCGCGCCCACCTCGGGCTCCGGGTGCAGCTCGCCGAGCTGCACCAGGTCTGCGCGGATTGCCGCGACGTGCTCTTGCGCCTGCTCGGTCGTGATGTCCACGCCGATGCGCATGTCGCGCAGCAAGGCGAGGCGCTGCCGCAGCGCCTCCACCTCGCGGTCTGCCTCGCTGCTGTCCGCGGTGATGTCGATCGGCGGCAGCTCGGACAGGATCTCGTCGAGCCCTGCGCGGACACGGCGGCCGGTGACCTCCGCGTCCGCGGCCAAGCCGTGCATCATCGCTTCGGCGCGGGTGATGCCCGCGACGGCCGGCGTGGGGTCCACGTCGAACGTGGCGAGCAGGCTGCCGACGTTGAGCGACATGGCGGCCCCCTACAGGTTTTCGAGCGATGCCCTCACCAGGGCCGGGTCATCGACGATCCGCACCCATGGCATGGCGACCTGCTGCCATAGCGAGTCGCCCGACAGGCCGCCGAGCAGCGCGCCGAAGCGGCGCGTGGTCAGGCGCGCGATGTCTTGCGGGTCGAGGCGGTACTCGCGCGCGAAGTCGGCCTCGATGCACTGCCAGTGGAGGACGATCGCGCGTTGGTAGCGGCTCGGCGGGCCGCTCGGTTCGGCCCGCCAGGGGCTTTTCCCTCGGCCTCGGCCTGCGTGACGATGTCGTACGCCTCGCGGAACGATGTGGCCTTGCCCGAGCCGTTGGCGAAGCCCCAGGCGAGCACGACGCGCAGTTCGGCCGCGCCCATGCCGGCGTCGCGCCACTGGTCGAGCACGCCGTCACCGAACACGAGGGCGACCAGCTCGCGCACGTCCTCGTCACGGTCGGAGTCGCGCAGCTCGTTCATGCGCTGCTGGAAGATCAGCGGCAGGTCGGACGGGACGGGCACCTCTACGCCGCGGATCACCTCGGTGACCCGCGCGGCGTTGACCTCGGCCCAGAAGTCGTCCCACGACTGCGCGTCGTTCTGCGCCTTCGCGGCGCGGGCAGCCGCCATCAGGACTTGACCGCCGTGGTGGACGCACCGGAGCGGGTGAAGCTGGCGCCCCAGCTTTCCTTGTCGTTGTTGCCGCCGCCCTGGTCGTCCAGCTCGCACGTGGCGTTCCAGACGGTCCAGTTGACCGCGCCCGGGCCGGCGAAGCGGATCGTGCCGACCGAGTCGTCCGACTTGGCCGCGCCCAGAGTCTCGACGAGCGCCTGCCCGGCGTCCAGCGCGCCCGTGTCCGGGTCGACCAGCCGGAACCCGGCGAGCTTGAGGGTGAGGCCGCGCTGCATGATCTGCTGCTCGTAGTCGCCATCGCTGCCGTACGTGGTGGTGTCGGCGTTGGCCGAGGTGTGGCCGATCGTGTGGTTGTTGATGCCAGTCGGCGCGATGTCCACCCAGGTCCCGGGCGCGCCCGGGTCCTCGATCTGGAATTCACACCCGCGGGAGTCGTACTTGGTGGCGGTCATGGGCGGGCCCTCCTCGGGCATGCAGAAGTGGCCCGCCGGCCGGACGGCCGCGGGCTGGTGATGATCGATCAGGCGGGGCGGTGGACGCTCGGCGCGTACACCTCAAGGGAGAAGTTGACGACGTACTCGGGGCGGCCCGTGTCGTCCTGCCCGAGGCTGCTCGGCGTCTGGTTGGCGACCGCCAGCAGCAGATACGTTCCGTCCGGCAGTGTGACCGGCCCGAGGCCGTTCAACTCCTCGTAGATCGCCTGCGCGCGGGCGCGTGCGATGCGCGGGTCCGACGCCGCGCGGGTGCGGACCTGGACGTTCGGGCTGTCGTAGGGAAGCTTGCTGTCGATCGGGGCGCCGCCGTACAGGGTCAGGCACACGGCCTCATCCGGAGCGGCCGGCATCAGGTCGGAGAACGCATCACCCGTGACGCCGTCCGGGTCGTACGTAAGCAGGTCAGCGGCGGCGAGGCGCCGCAACAGGCCGTCGGCGAGATCAGCCATGCAGCCACTCCCGGAAGCTCACGGCCATGAGTTGGAGCATGATGTCAGCCTCCGTGTTCATGGCGTTTTCCAGGTACTTCGCGTTCCGGCCCGGCAGGTGTTTCCAGGTCAGTTCCTCGTGCTGCCGGCGGGCATACGGGGTGTCGTAGGAGATCGCGCCGTTGAGGCCGCTCACGATGACCTTGCCGGACCGTTCGAGGGTGCCCTCGTCGAGTGGCACGTGTTGGTTGGAGACGCCGAGGCCGTGTTCCAGGGCCCTGGTCAGGCCCGCGGCTGCGACGCGCTGAAAGCGGCCGCCGAAGATCCGGCGGCCCTGCCAGTCAAGGCGTGCGGTCTGCGGCACGGCCGCCCCCTACTTGAGCTGCACCTCAAGGTGCGACGGCACCGGCAGGCCGCCACCGTCGCGCCGTAGCGCGGCGATGACCGACGTGACACGGCCGTCCGGCAGCGTGACACGCGACTGCGCGGGCGCCGTGGTGTCGAGGCGCGGCCAGAACGTCGAGGTTGACGACACCTGTGTGCCGTCGGCCGCCCGTACCATCCGGGTCTGCTCGTCGAGGAAGCCCTCAACGGCGACCGGTGGCCCGTACTTCGGCCCGTACGCGGTGGCGCCGAGGTACGGCTCGATCGTGACCGTGTGGCGGAGTAGCCATCCGGGGATGTTCACCAGCCCACCACCATGCCGAGCCGGAACACGTCCGGGTGCAGGTCGGGCGACTGGAGCGCGTCCCACGCCTTCGGCGCGACCTCGCGGGCTGCGGAGTCCGCGCCGGAGATCGCCGTATCGGGGCGGCGCATCATCACCGTGCCGATGCGCACCTCGTTCCAGCCGGCGCCGTCCGCACCGAGGGAGTCGCCGAGGCCGATCCACCACTGTGCCTGCGCGCATGTGGCGTCGCGGAACGCCTCGGCCACGGCCGTGACGGTGGGTTGGCCGGTGTCCGGGTCGGCCTGGTAGTAGCAGAGCCGGAACACCTCGGCGTCGAGCATCCGCGAGGCGTCCGCGAGCTTGACGCCGATGTCCGCCGGCGGAGTCTGCCCGGCGTAGGTCTGGTAGTCGTCCGCGGTCGCGTAGACCCTGGCCATGGCCGGTCACCCCTTCCGGGTCAGGCGGATGCGCCGATCACGATCACGTCGTAGGTGACCGAGGTGCCGGCGCCGCCGTTGGCGACCTGCAACAGGTCGCCGGTGGCCGCCGTGACGGGGTAGGCGGTCGCGCCCGGAGCGGTCAGCAGCAGCAGGCCGCCCGGCTTGACCTTCACCTTGTCGGTGGGGTCGCCGACCCACGACGCGAAGCCGTTGCTGGCGACGCCCCCGACTACCACGTCGTTGACGTTGGCGTCGGCCGCCCGGATCAGCAGCGCCTTGACGCGGGCGAACGTCAGGGTCGCGCCGAACGCGCCGGTCAGGGTCCCCGAGAGGTCCAGCGATTCGGAGGCGGACGCGGCGAGCGTGCGCGTGTCCGTCCACAGAAGATCGGCCTGTCCGGCGGCGGTTCCGCTGGGCATGTTGGTGGTCTTGTCGTAGGTGACCGGGAACCGCGAGGTTCCGAGGTCCAGCGCCGAATACTGCACGGCCGTCAGGGCGACGCGCAGAGACGATGTGAGCGACATCAGGCGTCACCCTTCCCGTACTTGTCGATGAGGTCCGACTTGGTCATGGCCTCGGCGTCGTCCGGGCGAGCGCCCTGTGCGACGGCCCATCCGACCCATTCGGCCTTGGGGGCGGCCTGCGCCGGGCGCTCGGTCGGCGGGGCGGGCACAGACGGCTCGGCGTCGCCGGTCCAGTCCGTTCCGTCCTCGTTGACGCGCGTCAGGTGGCCGCGGGTGAGCCGATCGGTGATCGACTCGTGCAGGGGGAGGGCGAGACGGAAGATCGTCCCGCCCTCCCCGCGGACGAACACGTGGTCGGCGGCGTCCATCAGTGCCGCGGCACCTTGAACGCCGTCACGGTCATGGCGACCGACGTTTCGACGATCAGGGACCCGTCGGGCTGGATGAACCGCGCCGACTCGAACGGGCCGAGCCACGCCGCGGTGCCGGTGGCGACGGTGACCGTGGTCGAGCCCTGGCCGCCGGACGTGGCGAGCGGCTGCGAGCCGGCCAGCACGGTGGCCGTGCCCGAGCCGCCCGAGGCGTTGGCCACGCGGATGACGGTCAGCTCCGGAAGGGAGCCGCCGCCGGACGTGGCGGGGATCTGCGCGCCGTTGCCGGCGCCGGAGGTCACCGCGGTACCCGCCGGGTCGGCGAGGTTGCCGTTGGTGTTGAGGTTGCTGTATGCGACAGCGGTACGAGCCATGAGAAGGGGTCTCCAGTCCTGGTCAGGCGCCGACGGTCACGAGGGCCGTGGCGAGCGAGTCGGGGCGGATGACCTTCGCGCCGTACAGGGTCAGACCCTTCACGGCGTCGCTGAAGCTGTCCTGCGGCCGGTACGCCTCGGTCTTGTTGATCTGCATCGCCATCGAGATGGCGGAGGACACGCCGGCCTGCACGACGAACTCGGAGCCCGAGGTGTTCGGGGCGTTGTTGGACAGCAGGATGTCGAACCCGGCCGCCCGGCCCACCATGCCGTTGCGCAGCGCGGTGCCGCCGTCGCCCGACTCGTTGACCTTGATGAACCGCGGGTCGCGCAGCAGGACGCCGTGCTGATCGGGGGTGACGACGACGTACCGGCCCTCGGTGGCGACGTTCGCCTTGTCGAGGCGGATCTTGAGGGGCACGAGGACGTTGTCGTAGAACTGGCCCGGGCTGGCGATCGACACGGTGATCGAGCCGAGCGCGTTCGCGGACTGCGTGCCCGTGTACAGGTTCGCTACGAACTGGTCGATCACGTCGGCCAGGCCGTACGCGGCCTCGCTCATGGCCTGCGGGATGACGTTGCCGCGGGCCTGCCGAGCGTCCACGTCGTCGACCTCGAACGCGAAGTACTTCGCCTGATCCACGACGAGGGTCTTCTGCGCGTCGGTGAGCTGTTCGGGGTTGATCGTGGTGACGCCCGGCGTGTACGTGCCGATGGTCGGGCGGCTGATCGAGGTGATGCGGACGGTGTCGCCGGCCTGCGCGATCTCGCCCTCGTAGTCGTGGTTGACGATCTGGGGGCCCGCGTAGACGAGCTGCTTCCGCAGTGCCACGAGCAGGTTGGCCGACCAGATTTCCGGCCGGAAACGAGTGATGGCCACGGCGGGCCCTCCTTACGGTTCAGCCCCCGAGCAGGTTCCGCAGTCGGCCCTCGGCCTGTGCGGTGACGATCTCGTCGGGGGTCATGGATGCGAGCTGGTCCTCGGTGACCTGCTGCGGGCCGTTGTTGCCGGCGCCGGACAGGTCGGCGGGGCCGCGGGGCGGTCCCGGGGGTGTTGCGGGTGCGGCGGCAAGCGCCGGGTTCGCGGTGACGGCGGTCTGCGCGGCAGCCACGAGGGCCGCGGTGTCGGCCGGGTCGATGCCCTTGACGGCCTCCATGAACGCGAGGGAGTCGCGCAGGGCCGTCGGGTTGGCGCCGTGCTGGCCGGCGGTCTCGTACAGGGCGGCACGCACCGCGTTGGTGCGGGCCTGCTCCTGCGCGGCGGTGAGGCTTGCTTGGAGCTGCGCCGGGTCGGGAGCGCCCTGCGGGGTGATGCCGAGCGCCTGCGCGATGCCCTGCAACACGGTCTGCTGCTGCTGCTCGGCGGCGGTCGCCCGGGTGCGGTGGCCTGCGGCCTCCGCGCGGGTGTCCCGGATGATCGTCTGTGCCCAGTCGGGCAGGCTCGCTACGTCCTGCGGCTGGCCCGCCTGGGGCGCGGCCGGGGGAGTGGCGGGCGGTGCCGGTACCGGCGCGGGTGCGGCCGGTGCGGCGGGGGTGGGGTCGCCTGCGGGGGCCGCGGGTGCGGGCGGCGGGGTGGGTGTGGACATGACGGGGCCCTCCTGGAGCCTTGTCGGATACGGGCCGCGCCTGGCGGCCCGAGATCACCGCGCGCGGCCGATCTGCTCGCGGTGGGGTTTGCGTGCCAGGCCCTTGGCGTCCACGAGTTCGCGGATCTTGGCCTGGTAGTCGCGGACGCGCGCGTTCGCCTGCCGGCGGCCGGCGTCGTCCAGTGCCGCAGCGGCACGGCGTTTCCACGCGCGCACCTGGCGCTCGTAGTACCGCTGCTGCTGCGTGTCTGCGTACGTCGCGCCCTGCGGGTGCGGCGGAGTGTCGGGGCGCTGCGTGACGCCCGGCAGGTACACGCTGATGTTGTGGCGGCAGTTCGGATGGAACAGGCCGGCGGCACGTGCCTCGGTCAGTGATCCGGCGACGTGCACGGTCACCTGCTCTGGGGCACGGAACACGCCGCGCAGGCCGGTGGGCTGGATTGCGTGCGGCGCCCGGATGGTGTGCGGGCCCGACGCGCCGTTGATCGCCAGCACCTCGCCCTGCCACGGTTCGCACAACGGGCAGTCGAGCGCGGCCACCGAGACGATGACGAGTTGTTCGCCGAGCGCGGTGAGCTGGTCGACGTGCCCCTCGATCGCGGCGCGGCCGGTCACCGAGCGCACGGCCATCTCGGCGTATGAGGCCATCTCCCAGCGGCGGCCGGCGGTGTCGGTGAATCCGGTGATGCCGCGGGCGGCGAACTGCCCGAGGGCGCGCCCCGCGGTCTGGCGGCGGGTGAGACCGCCGAGCAGCGTGGAGCCGGACACGCGGGCGATGACGTTGCGGTAGATGTCCAGCGGCTCACGGAGGATGCGTTGGAACACCGGGCCCTGTTCGTCCACGGCGGCATTGGCGAGGCGTTCGGCCTGCGAGGCGCCGGGCAGGTGCAGGGCGGCGAACGCCCTGCGGCCCTCGTCGAGGGCTCCCAGCTCGGCCACGGCGGACTGTCCGCCGCGGCGGTACGCCTCGGCGACCGCGCGGCCGATCGCGCCGGACGCGTCGGCCTGCAAGGCGTTGGCGACCTGCTCGACTGCGCGCCGCACGTCGCCGATCGCAGCGAGCTTGAGTTCGGCCCACTTCGGCGACTCGATGCCCTCGGCGAGAGCACGCGCGAGGATGCCCAGCAGGGCCGCCTCGGCGTCCTCGTAGATCACGGCGACCGCGCGGGCAAGGTCTTCGGCATCCGCCGGACTGGTGGGCACCGCTCACCCCCCGGGGTCAGATGTTCGGCGCCTCGGGCCCTGGCGGCTGCGGCGGCACGTCCTCGGGCGGCTGGACCACGCCGCCGAGCGGCGGCATGAGGCCGCGCCCACCGACGCCGAGCGTCGTCGGGTCCTCAACAGAGCGGCCGGCCTCGCCCGCGATGTCGTTGACCTCGTCCTGTACGCGGGTGTCGTCCCAGTCGGGATGCACCATGCGCACCAGGGTCTCGGTCGATGCGGCCTCGGCGGTCCGCAGCAGGCTCGCCGTGGTGGCGATGGTCTGCGGGTCCTCGGACACCGAGTCGGCGAACTCGATCAGCGGCTCGATGATGTCCACGCCGGAGCGGTACACGGCCTTGTCGATGGCGAGCAGTGCCTCGAACGCCGCGGCCAGCGCGGGCCGCCAGTACGTGATCTTGCGGTTGCGGGTCGTGAATGACTGCCGCTCACGCGCGACGACCTCGGTTGCGGTCACCGCGGTGTCACCCATCGATCCGAACGTCTGCGCCGAGTAGCCGGCCGAGCGGAGGATCTGCTCCGTCAAGTCCTGTGCGGTGTCGCGATGCTCGGCCACGCGGATCTTGAACTGGTTGAGGGTGATCTGCCCCTCACCAGCACGGTCCAGCATCGTGAGCGGCGCGAACACCTCCTTGTCGGCGTCCCACGAGGACCCCATGCCGGGGCCCTCCGACTGCAACATCGACTTGGGGACGATGATCCGCGACTTGGCGAGCCGCACGTCCCGAATCCAGGAGGTGTACGTCTCGTCGAGCGCGTCGAGCAGCGGCTCGGCGCCCGCGATGTCCGGCCGGCCGAGGTGCGCCGCCGAGGGCGTGCCGCGCCACAGCCTGTTGGGCTTCATGTTCGGCACGTACACGGCCGTCAACTGCTTGATGCCGGTCTCGATGACATCGCCGGCCTGCCCGAGCTGGTCGACCAGGGGCGCCGTCGCGGGGTGCTCGGTCAGAGGGATACGGCGGCCGAGGTTGTCGACATCGCCCTCGTACAGGCCGTGCAGGATGAACCCCTGCTCGTGCCTTTCCAGGTGACGGATCACCTTGCCGCGTTCGCTGCTGGGCAGCGTCCGCCAGAACGTCACCGCGGACAGCCGGCCCCACTGCCACTCGGGCACGGCGAGGTCGGCGGAGATCGGCGAGAACCACGGCGCATCGGTGGCGTCACGGTCCCAGCACACCCGCAGGTACACGCCGCCGAGTGCCGCGCACATCTCCGCGGCTTCCAGCAGCGTGGCGTACATGCCGTCGTCGCAAAGCTCGTCGAGGCGCTGCTGCGTCTTGGACGGGCCCGTGTCGTCGCTCTCGTCGGGCACGAGCAGCTTGGGCGGCTCGGAGAACAGGAGGTTCGCCGAGGTCGCGGAGATATCCGAGGCGAGCGGCACGTGCAGCTTGGTGCGCGGCTGGCCCGAGGTGGTCGGACGGCCCCAGAACCAGCGCTGAAACGCGCGGTTGATGCGGTGGCCCCAGCCGCCGGGCTGCGAGGCGAAAAACCCGGTGTCGCCCGGGTCGCCGCCGGCCACCTGCCCGGTGTAGACGGCGGACAGGGCGTCGGGGTCGCCGGAGTACCAGGCGTCCCAGATCGTCATGCGGTTCGTGACGTGGGCGTACTCGGTGGGCGGCCACGGGCCGGTTTCGGGCAGCGGCACGGCGGCCACCTCCTCGCAGGGTCAGGCGGCCAGGTCGAGCCCGGTCGGTAGGTGCGGGCGCCACAGCGCCTCGGTGGTCCGGATCGCGTACCGCAACGCGTCGAGGGAGTGATCTTCGAGCTTGACGGGCTTGTCGTCGCCGTTGCCTGCCGCTTTCTCGTCCCACGCGTACACGCCGAACTCGGAAAGTAGGCCGCTACAGCTCGCGTGGACCTTGAGGCGGCCGGCGCCGAGCAGGCTCGACACGGTGCGAATGCCGTCCATCACCGCGTTGTCGGCGCCCACCGGCGTGATGCCGTCGCGGTGAAGCTGCTCGATCATCGACGCGGCCGACGGGTCGACGACGACCCACTCAGGGCTGATGTGCTGCCCGTTGAGCCAGCCGCGGACCTCGCGGGAGTAGTCGGCGTCGGTCATCTGCCGGCGGGTCGTCCGCGACTCGTGGCGCCACTCGGCGGCGGCGTACAGGGTGCGATCCGAGCCGAGGCCGAGCAGCACCGCGGCGAAGGGGTTGATCGTGCCGTAGTCGATGCCGACGGCCAGCCACCGGTGTATCGGCGGCAGCTCGGTGACGACGTGGCGCTGCTCGTCCCACATGTCGTAGACGACGCCCTCGGCGAGGCACCACTCGCCGAGGATGAATCGGCGGTACCACAGGCCCACGTACTCGGCCTTGAGCGCCTGCACGTAGGCGGGCGCAAGCGACGGGTTGTCGTCGAGGGTGAAGTGCCACGAGCCGAGGTCCAACTCGTCGCGCCGCAGGAGGAACTTCTTACGCAGCCAGTGCGCGGGCCCGTCCGGGTTGGTCGTGCCGAGCAGGCGCGCACCGGGCACGGATAGGCGGGCGAGTAGCTGGTTGAAAAAGCCCTCGGGCATGAGGGTGATCTCGTCGGCGTAGGCGAGGTAGACGGTGGCGCCGCGGATGCGGCCCTCTGCCCGAGCGTCGGACGCGCCGATCAGGTGCACGGTGCGGCCGAGGATTACGGCGGTGGTGGCGCCGCGGGTGTGCTGCACCATCGCGGCGAGCGGCCCGAACAGGCCGCGGTCTTGCAGGGGGTCGATGATGTTTCGCTCGATCGTCTGCAACGACCGGCCGCAGATGAGGATCAGGCCGTGCGACGGTGCGCCGGCCACAGCGATCAGGAACGCCAACAGGCTGGCGATGGTCTTCCCGGAGCGGACGGCGCCGGACCAGATGGACAGGCGGTGCCGCTCGCTCTCGGCGATGCTGCGGATCTGCTTCGGCGACAGCGGCAGGGTGGCGAGCATCAGGCCCCCTCGCTGTCTGCCCCCTCCTGCTGCTCGGAGGCAGCGGCGATGGCGCGGATGCCTGCGGCGAGCTGGTCGAGCATCGACACGGCGTCGGCCGCGCCGTGTTCGTCGCGGGGCGGCACGAGCTTGAGGCTCTTGTCGAGGGCGATGGAGACGGACGACATGATCTGTCGTTGATCGGCGAACATCGGCCGGTCGAGGCGCTTCTGCGACCAGACGTTGTCTTTGCCGCCGAACGCTCCGACGGTGCAGGGGGCGAAGAGCTGCGCGTGCAGGGTCTCGGCGGAGTCGTGCAGGGTCGCGGCGAACGCTGTGCGCCGTGCGGCGAGGTCGGCGGAGCGTGCGGCGGTGGCGGCTGCGGTGGCCTCGCGGTCGAACGTGAGGTCAAGCGCGGCGGCGATCTTCGACACGGTGGACGGCGAACGGCCGATCTCCCGCGCGATGTCGTTGCGCGTCTTGCCCTCGGCGTGCAGCCGGCGCACCTGCTCGCGGTCTGCGTCGGTCAGCGGGCGGTTCGCTCCCACGGCTCACCTCCTGCGCGCGGTCGACGGCGCGACCGGGCGCGGGCGGCGGACAGCACAAAGCCCCCGGTGTTGGCCGAGGGCTAGGGCGGTGCGGCCACCGCGGCGGCTGCGCGTTTCCGGGCACGCCGGAGACGCCTCGAACTGTAGATCACGGAATAGTCACGGCGCAACTACCGGCGCGGCGGCTGGCCCCACTGCCCGGGCGGGGTCTGGCCGTACTGCTGCTGCGGCGGGTACTGGCCGGGCGGCGGCCCGTACGCGGGCGGCTGGCCGTAGCCGTAGGGCTGCGGCGGCGGGGCGGCGTAGCCGGGCGGCACGTGGGTCACTGTGACGCGGGACCGGCGGCGGCTGGCGTACACGAAGTACCACAGGCCACCCGTACAGATGATCATGGTCCAGTGGAACGTGAGGGCGATGAGCCCGGTCTTCCGTCGCGTCTTGATCGTCGGCATGTGCCCCCCTTGTGACGGTTGTGTGGGGGCAGTGTGGCACGGCGCCCCGATCGTGCGGGGCGCCGTGACGGGGCCGTTACGCGCTGGCGGTCTGGGCGGCACGGATGAGTGCGGCGCCGATCTCCTGCGCTTCGTCGGGGTCCAGGTCGTACGTGGCGCCGTCGATGACGAGGGCCGCGCGTCCGTGCGCGGAGCCGACACGGATGGTGCACGAGTCGAGGTCGAACTGTTCCCAGTCGCGGCCGCGTGCGGCGCGGTCGCGGGCCTCGGCCTGTTCATACTCGGTCTGGGCCGCCTCGATGCCGGCGGCGAGGCGGTCGCGTGCGTTGTCGGTCATGCGGCCGATCCTCCCACGCGGTGCCCGCAGGGCAGCAGTTCGCCGGCGTACACGGCGGCCGTGACACGGGGCGCGGTGTCGTGTGGCACGTCGCCGTAGTCGTGGGCGCGGCGGTGGGCGTCGGCCATGGTACGGACGGCGGTGCGGATGGCGTCGGTGGCGGTCTGGCCGTGGCGCATCAGCTCGGCGAGGTCGTCGCGGAAGTCGGGCGTGATGCGGACGGGGACGTTCTTGCCGACGGACGGCGGTTCGGTGCGTGCGGGTAGGGTGGCGTGTGCCATGGCGGGTGTGCTCCTGCCGGGTAGTCGGGCCCGTACGGCGTTGCAGTCGCCGGTGCGGGCCCGCGTTGTTGTTGGGGTCAAGGCTACGCCGTGGCACGCCGGTTGGCGGCGGACATGGCGCCGTACAGGCCGCAGAGGTCGGCGCCGCGCCACACGCGGCGGGCGTCGCCGTCGTACGGCGCGGGGGCGGTGCACGTCGGGCCGGTGCCGCATGTCACGGTCGCGGCCATGGGGTCGCCGGACGTGGTACGCGCCGTCAGTTCGCCGTGGCACCACGGGCAGGGCGCGGGCAGCACCGTGGTACGCCCGTCGCGGCCGAGGGCGCGCGTCATGGCACGGTGCGCGGCGGCAATGACCTGCTCGGCGTGCTCGCGCAGCACGCCGCGTACGACGCCGTGCAGCTCGGTCGGCTCGGTGGCCGAGAGGCGGTCCTCGATCCAGCACGCGGCCCAGTGCAGGCCGTTGGCACGCGATCCGGCGGAGGACACCGGGGCACGTCGGTCGAGGTGGCGCAATCCGGCGTAGTGCCAGCGGTCCGCGGAGTCGCGGTCGGCCGTGATGCTCTGGTGGGCGGCGGCGAGCCGGTCGGCGAGGTCGAACAGCGCGGCCTCGATCTCGCACGCGGCGTCGAGCGCGTCGAGGTTGAGGGGCGCAGGGTGCTCGCGGAGGGTCAGCGGCAGCCTGCCCACGGCGGGCCGGTCGGTGCGCTCGGCGTCGGCGGCGCCGAGGTCGAGGAACGCACGGGTTTCGCGGGGCGGCCACTCGGCGGCCGGCGGGCGCTCGATGGCGGCGAGCAGGTCGCCCCACTGCTCGCGGATGGCGGCGAGCTGCTGCACGGGGGTCGTCGTCACGGTGTCGTCTCCTCGGGGTACGGCAGGTGGCCTACGTGCCAGTGCGCGGCGTGGGGGCACTTGTACGGGGCGAGGCGGCGTGCGCCTCGGGCGGTCTGGACGCGGACCGCTACGGCTGCCGCGGCGCGCGTGCGGTGGGCTTTCTTGCCGTCGCAAGCGCGCCACTTGGCGAGGTTCACAGGTAGAGACCGGTGCGCGGCTTGTCGGCCGGCTCGGTGTCGGCCTTGTCGGCGAGGTCGTCGGCGCGGGTGGTGAGGGCACGGCAGAGGTCGCGCTCTACGGGGTCGGGGATGGCGGTGCGGGCGATGTCGTGGTGGGTGCCCGCGCTGTCGATGTAGACGAGCGCGGGCCCGCGGCGGGGGCCGCTCACTGGAGCGTGACCGGGAAGCGGCCCGGGCGGCTGCGGTGCTCGCGCTCGATGCGGTCCCACCAGGCGGTGTCTCGGGCGGCGTGGTCGCGGATCGCGGCCCAGAGTTCGGCGCCGTCGGTCTCGGTCGGCTTCGTCGGGCAGCCGCAGCCCTCGGCGTCCGTGTGGCCACAGCCGGGGCACGTGGTCTCGGTCTCGGCGGGCGGCTGGCAGCCGTGCGCGCACAGGGTGGGCGGCTCGCAGCACTTCGCGCAGCGGCAGCAGAACGGCTGCTCGCGGTGGTTGTGGTACGTCACGTCGGGGCAGCCGCAGGCGCAGCAGCGTTCGGCGACCTTGGCGTCACAAGAGGCCGTGCAGGCACCGCGCGGCTCGCAGGTGCACGTGTCGGCGGCCGGCTCGCCCTGCTGTCCGGCGACGGCCTGATGCGCGCGCGTCTTCCACCAGTCGCGCTGCTCGCGCAGGCGGTCGCGTTCCTCGGTGCGCTGCGCGACGATCTGCCCCTGCGTGGCGGCGTCGACTCGCCACACCTCGGCCTTCCGTCGGGCCTCGCCGAGCTGCTTCTCGGTGTCGTTGAGCAGGGCGACCACGTCGCGGCGCTGCGCTTCGGCGGCCTGGCGGGCGCGTACGGCCTCGGCCTCGGCCTGCCGGGCGGCGCTCGCGTTCTGCTCGGCGTCCACGACGACGGACCGGCGCACGGGTCCGGCCTCGAACATGCGGCGGGCCGTCTCGGCGATGTCGGGCCAGGAGGTGTCCGGATCGCAGCCGAGGGCGTCGGCGAGCTGCTGGCGACGCCGGCTGTACTCGCGGGCCGCGACCTCTTCGGCCTGGCGGGCGGCGGCCACGTCGGTGGCGGCCGAGCGCTCGGCCTCGTCGGCGCAGCGTGCCCAGTCGGCGCGGTAGGCGCGCGCAGCGCCCGCCTGCTGGACGATGGTGGACCACTCGGTGCCCGCGTCGAGGTCGAGCACAACGGCGAGAGTGCGGCGGTGACGTTCGGCCTCGTTCTGCCATGCCGCGTTGGCGTTGTGGGAGCGCTGCGCGGCGTCGATGATCTGCTGCCAGTTCAGGTGATAGCCCGCGCCGAGGGCGTCGCACATGGCCTTGCGGGTCACGTCGTGCCGCTCCAGCACGTCCGACGCGCTGACTGCCGTCCCCGCGGTCTCGGTGAGGGCGTGCAACTCGCGGGCCCGCTCGGTGATGTCGTCCCACGGCGCGGACGTGCCGAGGCCGAGCGCCTGCGAGAGAGCGTGGCGGCGGTCGCGGAACTGCGCGCCGAGGTTGTCGGCGCGGCCCTGCTCGGCGCGGAGGGCGCCGCGGGTGTCGGCGAGCTGCTGCGTGGTGAGCCGGTCGGTGTTGCGCATGGTCTCGGCCAGTCCCTCGGCCTCGGCCTTGGCGGCGGTGAGCTGCTGCCGCAGGGTGTCGGCGGTCGCCGCGAGCTGCTGCTCGCCGTGCAGTCGCCGCTTGCGGGCCTCGGTGCCGGCCTGCTCCGGGGTCCAGCCGAGGGCCATGCCGATGCGGGCCCACACGTCCACGTTGAGCGGCGCCTCAGCGATGAACACGAGCCGCTTGCGCAGACGCTCGATCTCGCCGTGTTGCGAACCGAGGGCGGCCTCGGCCTTGTCGGCGCGGTCGCGCGCCTCGTCGCGCTGTGCGCGGGCCTTGCGCAGCCGGCGAGCGGCCTTCTCGTACCTGCGGGCGTACGCGGCGGCCGAGGCGCTGACGCCACCGGCGAGGCTGTCGCCAGCGTCGCGCTGCTGCTCCACGAGGGTGCGGAGCAGGGCGCCTTCCTCGGCCTTGAGTACGCCGCAGGCGGCGCGGAACAGCAGGTGCGCGATGGCGTCGGCGCGGCCCTGCTGCGCGGTCTGCGTGTCGTCGACCGCGGGCGCGGCCTGGTCGGTGGTCGTCACTGCTGCTCTCCGTCCTGCACGCGTTCCCACGTGGTGACCGCGCGTTCGATGTGGCCGGTGGCGGTGCTGTCGCCGGTGTCCGGGTCGGTGAGGTAGTTGCGCCAGAACGAGACGCGGGCGCGGGCGGCGCCCGGCTTGCTGTACGGGCCCTCGTGGCGGGTGCTGGCGCTGCCGTCGGGGTTGGTGAAGGTGATGACGGCGCGGTAGACGGTGGCGCCGTCCGCGCCGATGTTGCGGGCCATCAGCGCCCCTCTCGCGCCCACGACGGGACGCGGTGTGCGGTGGCGGGTGTGGCGGCGTCGCATTCGCCGTCGTGGCGCCGGCCGCAGGTGTCGCAGCGCTGCGGGTACTTGCCGGGCCACCAGACGGCGCCGGGCGCGGTCGCGGCGGTGCTGATGGCGACGACGGCGGCGACGAACGCGAGGTCGGCGAGGATGGCGGTCACGGCTGCGGCTCCGGGTCGTCGGGGGTGCGGGCCACGTCGGCGGGGATCAGGCCGAGGGCGATTGCGCGGGCGACCATGTGGGCGGGGCTGGTCGCGCCGAGGCGGCGCATGGCGCGTTGCCGGGTGCAGTGCAGGGTGTTGACGCTGATGTAGAGGCGGGCGGCGATGTCGGCGCGGGTGCCGCCGCGGGCGGTCTCGATGACCATGGCGCGTTGGGCGGGGGTGAGGTCGCCGGGCGGGTCGGGGAGTCGGGGCGGGAGCGGGTGGCGGGCCATCAGGCACCGTCCACGGCGGCGGCGTCGAGGTCGTCGGCGTAGCGGTCGATGCGCTGGCGGGCGGACATCATGCCGCCGCGGTGCGCGTAGACGTGCTGACGGCCGGTGTGGGCGCGTTCGCGGTCAGCGCGGATATCGGTCTCGATCAGCTCGGCCAGCTCCCGGGCGTGTGCGCCCAGGAACTCGCGCGCCGCGCTCAGGGCCTCGGCGCTGGTCGTGCCGGGGCGGGTGAGCAGCGCGTCGCGGAGCAGGCGCAGCGTCGGCGACAGCGCGTCGTCCTCGGCGGCCGGCTCGGCGTACGGCTCGTAGGTGCCGAGGAACACGCCGAGGGGGCACGCGCTGCCGCACTGGCCGCGGTCGCCCCACTCGTACGCGACGGCGGTGTGCCCGTCGTCGCCGGCGGCCCACACGTTGTTGACGGTGACGACGCGTCCGGCGTCGGGCTCGGCGCGCTTCACGTAGCGGTTGCCGACGGCGGGCGGCGTGAGCTGCTGCTCACCGCCCGCGGCCTGTTCGGCGGCAGCGGCGCGGCGTACGGCGTCCGCCTGCTGCTCCCAGTAGGCGCGATCCTCGGCGGAAAGGGCGTCCCACTTGACGTGCAGGGAGGCGCCGAACAGGTAGCGGAGCCGCTGCGGCAGAGGCTCGGGGGTCGGCTCGGCGTCAGGCTGGTCGGGCATGGTGATCTCCTGGTTCGGTCAGGCGCGCGGGGTGTTCGGCGACCGGACGCGCGCCGGTCGCCGCGGGGTGGTCGCGGGGTGTTGTGGCTGGTCAGAAGGGCGGTTCGTCGCGGGCCTGTTGTCCGCTGGTGGCCCAGGGGTCGCCGCCGGTCGCGCCGGTCGCGGTGCCCCAGCCGCCGCCGTTCTGCTGCGGGGGGCGCTGCTGCTGGCCGCGCTGTCCGCCCTGGCCCTGGCCCTGGCCGGTGGTCTTGGTGA